GTTACGACTGGGAAACGACGCCTGCGAGGGAACTGCATAATGCATTTTCTTCCCATTAACGTAGACATTAAATTCAATACTAGAGTCATCTGGAGATTGCAATGCATTAATAGGTATAAGAGAGATATATCCATTAGAGGACATAGCCATATTTTCACTGGGAGTAATAGTAACACCATAATAATCCTCAGTCTGACTCTGATAACTCCTACGCCAAGATCTGTCACTGGCCCATGGGACACAAAATTTAACAATTTGAGTTTCTTGAAGATCAATTATTTTAACATACTGTTCATTCAAATTAAAATTTGTGTCTATAAGACCTTTCTGGTACATATTGGGTTCATATATGAGTGCTATCTTACCACGATGATATGCTGATACAACAAACTCAAAAACATATTCAATATCACCCCTCCAATATAAAAAGGGAGTGGAAGCAAATTCCAAAGGAGTGGGTTGAAATACGTCTAATAAAGTATTAACTGTTGTATGAATTTGCGGATTAACAGCTATTTCAAATATAGGGGATGCCAAAGGTAAATCTAATGGCGACCAAATAGATGAAGTAAACCAGGCTAAGCGACTATAAATGTTGGCTAATGCCATCTCATCTTTACTATCGCCAAACATGTTTTGGGAAACATCTAAAGCCCTTTTGGGATCTACTCCCAGGACCTTGGCAGTATCATTACCGATAGTAACCATACCATTATTAAAAGCCTCAGGTCTAACCGTAATACGATTTTCCGTGATGACGGGTTTAGACCAGCCAAAATAGGCAGTAAGTTCCGATAAGCCTTTCATGGCAATGGCCGCTGGAACAGTCCAAGGAGCCAATTCAGGTTGCGCAACGGTCAACACTTCAGCTACAGTAGTTCCTGCAGATAAGGCCTTTGTAACAGGACCAGTCTTGGTCTCGTCATGCATCTTACTTTCTGAAACCATGTTAGTGCCAGTTAAAGTGCCAAGTTTGACACTGACAAAATTGGCATAAATGATAACAGAGACATCAGATGGTGCAGCAGAAACAGAACCAATATCATTAATGGATATAACATAAAGTGTACCGGAATCAACAAAATCTTCAAATGAAGAAGCCCCTACAGCAAGAGGAGAATTGTTGAATAACCGCCACATAGGTTTATGAGATATAAAAGGATAAGTAATATTTAAAGGCTGATTGTCCTTAACGTCCATGACAATTGCATGTCGAGCTTGTGACAAGTAATTAATGAGAGGAGGTCTAAACGCAACAGGATCAGTAGAATATCTATTTAGCAAAGCCTGTAAAGCGTAATTATTTTCAGCATAAGGTTGATAAGATATCAACAATTTGCCTTTATGAAAAGGAGTCCCTGAAATTGATATGTTTAATTGAACGTCACCAGCAAAGTAAGCAAATTTTTCAAATTTGGCCCGAATTCTAGCATTCTGCGACATAAGGTCCCATATTTTATATGTTTTAAAAACACTACTTCCAGTAAAGAAAGATTCTATAAGAATGGGACGCTGCAAAAATGTGGATATATCTGCCACGCAATTTTGACCATTATTAACATAACTAGAAACACCAGCTAGTTCATAGTCAATTTCATTGCCAGCAGCATCCATAACGTTTGTGGAGATATTGGAATCACCGATCTCACCCGTTTTCATTTCTTGAGTAATGGATGATTCGGAAATATAATGTTGTTCTTCTTCTATAGTGGGCAAGGTCGGTACATAACAACTGATGCACCGATAATTTCCAACTAAAGGTTTATTTAAAAATTTATTTTGGATCCAATAATTCTCACACTTGGAAGAAAGGGATAAGGTTCCTTCCGTGCGCGTTCGGTGTAATTTTTTAGGTTTATGGTGTAAAAAACTACAAAAATGCGGCTTAAACCCACCAATATGGAAAGACTTCGAACGAGAGTCTTTTCCACATGCTATTAACGATTCTGCTATCGGAACATTTTTATTTTGATTAAGATACGTATCTAATATCTTATTATAAGTTATAAACTCATTATTAATAATACCAAACTTTTCATTATATATAGAAATGATATCATCTCTAATATGATTGAACTTATTTTCTTCATGAACATGAATAAAGGCCTCAATTAAAAAAGAGTTTATAGTATTGTG